AGCGATCGAAGTATTGGAGGCGAGGTATGGCAAGTGAAACCATTGCTTACAGTCGCAATGACATACGCGATATTCTCAAGGCTTTCAAAGTTATGGATGTTCAAGCGACTGAAGAAGCAAGAATTCAATCTAATGCTTTGGCGACTTATGCAGCAGAGGAAATTAAATCAGCAGCTAGAGGTCGAACAAAATCAGGCAAGGTTGCGCAGAGAGTTGCAGACGGCGTTAGCATTTCAAAGTCCAGCAAAATTGGTGAATTCAAATATGGTTTCGCACGACAGAAGTTTTCAGGTGGGGCTAACACGCAAACCTTATGGGGTGGTGTTGAGTTTGGATCTAATAAGTTCAAACAGTTCCCTGCATATTCAGGACGACAAGGCAGAGGTTCGCGTGGATGGTTTATCTATCCAACGCTTCGCAGAATTCAGCCTGAATTGATTAACAGGTGGGAAGCTGCATACAATCGCATTTTAGATAAGTGGGCATAAGTGGCAAGAGATACCAGAACCCTATCGCTTAAGATCCTTGCGGATATTGATGATCTTAAGAATAAATTAAATCAAGCTGATAATGCTGTTGAAACTAATAGCGAGAAGATTTCAGCATTTGGAAAAAAGGCTGCTGCTGCTTTTGCAGTCGCTGCTGCTGCTGCCGTTGCCTATGGCACTAAATTAGCCATTGATGGGGTCAAGGCTGCAATTGAGGATGAGCAAGCGCAACTTAGATTGGCTGCTGCATTACGAAGCGCCACAGGTGCGACTGAGGGTCAAATAAAGGCAACTGAGGATTTCATTCTTCAAACATCTTTAGCCACAGGCGTTGCCGATGATCAACTTCGCCCAGCTATGCAGAGATTGGCAGTATCTACAAAAGATACAGGCGAGGCTCAAAGATTATTAGCACTTGCTTTGGATATTTCAAAAGGTCGTGGACTAGAACTTGAGCAGGTTGCTAATGCGTTGGGTCGTGCTCAAGATGGCAATACTGCATCACTTGGCAAATTAGGGCTTGGATTATCTAAAGCCGAACTTTCAACATTATCTTTCACAGAAATTCAAACTAAACTTTCTGATCTTTATGGTGGCGCAGCTGCTACAAACGCAGAAACATTTCAAGGCAAGATTGATCGCTTAAAAGTTGGATTTGACGAGGCAAAGGAAAGTCTAGGAACTGCATTATTGCCACAGGTCGAGAAATTTATTACATTCTTAAACGATACTGGTGTTCCAACATTAAACGCATTTATTGCAGGATTAACAGGCGATGAAGGATTAAGCGCAGCATTAACAGAAAGCCAAAGAGGTGCTGAAAGTTTTGGTAAAGCAATCGCTGCTGTTGCTGGCATCATTTCTGGATTTATTACATTTGTTAGAGAAGCAATTGGCTTATTAGTTGAGTTTGCAAACCAAGCAATAAGACTTGTTAATTTACTCAAGCCCGGAGCTGATGTTGGTTTCATTTCAAATCCATCATTGACTGGCACAATGTTAGGACAATCACAGCGTTCATCATTACCTAATGGCGGTTACACAACAGGCGGTGGAGTTACAAACATTACTGTTAATGCTATTGATGGCGAGGGTGCTGCAAGAGCTGTGGCAAAGGTAGTTAATCAAAGCGCAGCCCGATCAACTCCAGCACTAAGTTATCAAGCAATTAGGGCAGCAGCAGGATAATGACTGTTTGGTCACCCGATTGGAAACTTACTGTCGCAGGTGTTGATTACACCGACATCGCAATAAGCGACATTCAGCATCAGGCTGGTCGCGATGATATTTACCAGCAACCAAATCCATCTTATATTCAAATTACATTTGTTGCTTTATCTAGTCAAACTTTGCCATTTGACATCAACGACAGTTTAGATTTACAGGTCAAAAATAGCGCAGGAACTTATGTTAATTTATTTGGTGGGGATATAACTGACATTACTGTTGCTGTTGGAGCAACTGGTGCGGTTGCAAGTGTGGTTGAATACTCAGTCCTTGCAATGGGATCACTTGTCAAATTAGCGAGAGAATTATATTTAGCATCAATTTCTCAAGATGAAGATGGCAATCAAATATATCATGTTTTATCTAGTGTATTGCTTGGGTCTTGGAACGATGTTCCAGCAGCCACAACTTGGGCAGGATATGATGCAACAGAAACATGGGCTAATGCATTAAATTTAGGACTTGGTGAGATTGATCAACCTGGTCTTTACACAATGGAAAACAGAGCAGCCGAAGCAGATACAATTTACAATATTTTAAGTTTAATTGCTAACTCAGCCTTTGGATATTTATATGAGGATAATCAAGGAAACATAGGATACGCAGACGCAGATCACAGACAAACCTATCTTTTAGCCAATGGCTATGTTGATCTTGATGCTCGCCATGCTTTAAGTCAAGGACTTAGCACAATTACTCGATCAGGTGATATTCGAAACGACATTGTTATCAATTATGGAAACAACTTTGGATCTCAAAAAACAGCAACCTCAGCAAGTTCAATTGCAATTTATGGCTACAAAGCCGAAAGCCTAAACACAGTTCTTCACTCAGCTGTGGATGCTCAAGCTGTGGCAGATCGCTATATTGTGCAACGAGCATTCCCGCAACCAGTATTTCAAAGCATTACCTTCCCAATAACAAATCCAGAGATTGACAATAGTGATCGGGATAATCTGCTGGGGGTATTCATGGGGCAACCTCTAAACATCCAAAACTTACCTGCTCAGATTTCAACAGGTGAGTTTGAAGGATATGTCGAAGGTTGGTCATGGAGCACTAGATTCAACGAATTATTCCTAACAATTAACTTGTCACCTGTGGCATTTAGCCAAGTGGCGATGCGTTGGAATACAACACCAATTACAGAGGCATGGAACACTTTAAGCCCAACATTGACATGGGAATACGCTACAATCGTAGCCTGAGATAAAGGAAAATATGGCAACCACTACTAATTATGGCTGGACTACACCGGATGACACCGCGTTAGTTAAGGATGGCGCAGCTGCTATTCGCACGCTTGGTTCATCTGTTGATACAACAACAAAAGCATTAAACCCATCAACAACTCTTGGCGATATTGAATATCGTTCATCGACTGCAAACACAAACACCAGACTCGGAATTGGAACAACTGGTCAAGTATTAACTGTTGCATCAGGTGTGCCAAGTTGGGCAACTGCTGCTGCTGGCGGTGGATTAACTTTATTATCTACAACAGCATTATCAGGTTCTTCAACTACTGTGTCTAGCATCAGTAGCAGTTATAAGAATCTTAGAGTTGTTATTTTAAGTGCTAGAAACTCACAAGGTAGCAATTTTTCAATTAGATTAAATGGCGATACTGGAAACAATTACGGTCGCCAATTATTTGTAATGCAAAGCGGAACTCAAAGCAATGAAGTTGCTACTGGCGCAGCATCAATCAATATAGGCACAATAGATAGCAGCACTAATTTCTATGACATGGCAAATGTTTTTTTAGATTTTCCTAATTACACAAATGCCTTAGATAAAGTTATTCGTGTAAGCACAGTCAGCAAAGGTGGAGCAACAATATACTCAAAAACTGGTATTGCAGTTTATGACACATCTTCTGCTATTAGTAGTATTGAGTTCTTTCCAGGGGATGGTGGAACTTTTTCTGCTGGAAATATTCTAATTTACGGAGAAAACTAAAATGAAAAACACACCACAGGTTAAAATATTCAATTCTGAAACTGGCGAAGAAATTATCAGAGATGCCAATGCTGAGGAATTAGAGCAAATGAAAATTGATATTGCTAATGCAAAGGCAGAAAAAGCCGAAGCCCAAGCAAAAGAAACTGCTAAGGCAGCCATTCTTGATCGCATTGGTTTAACTGCTGATGAACTTAAAACGATACTTGGCTAATGAAGGCTTGGTTATCTAAAGCTGCTGTTCAGTTAAGAGAGCAAACTGATGATTGCTTCCCAGACAGGAATCGTAAAAGTGATGGATGGGCTGCTTCTGTGGCACATTTATCCAGAGCAAATAAATCAGACCA